GTAATCCAGCAGGTCATGGATTTCGTTAGCCAGCTGGTCACCGCCATCACGCCGCTCATCCAACAGCTCGTGCCAGTCATAACCGATGCGGTCTCGGGCATCACAGGCATCATCCAACAGCTGATGCCGGTCATCCAGAGCATCATCAGCGTGGTCGGCTCGGTAGTGAGCGCAATCATCGGATTCATCACCGGTACGTTGTTGCCTGCGGTGCAGGCGATGCTCCCATATGTGTCGGGTGTCATCGACGGCATACAAGGCGTAATCCAGGGCGTGGTCGGCGTTATTTCCGGTGTCATCAGCATGGTCACCAACCTCATCAACGGCAACTGGTCGGGAGCTTGGAACAGTTTCAAATCGATTCTTTCCAACGCGGCCGGAGCGGTCGGCGGCTTGGTGTCGGGCATCGTGAGCGCCATCAAGGGCGTGTTCGCCGGAGCTGGCTCGCTGCTCAAAAACGCCGGCTCGCAGCTCATCAGTGGTCTGTGGAACGGCATCAGCGGTGCCATCGGCGGATTGTACGACAAGATCAAGGGCGCGCTTTCCGGACTGGTCGATAAGGCGAAGGAAGCGCTCGGCATCCATTCGCCGTCCCGCGTGTTCCGCGACGAAGTCGGCCGCTACATCCCGCCCGGCATCAGCGAGGGCATTGACAAGGCCACCCCCGCATTGCAGCGTGACATCGCGAAGCGGATGCAGGGTGTCACGGCCGCCGCACAGTCGGCATTCCAGCCGATGACGTTGCGCTCCGCCATTGGTGTGGAGGGCTCCGCCCCATTGCCTGAAACCGGGAATGGGCTCGCAGACCTCGCGTCGATGCTTGTGGAGCTTCGCGGCCTGCGCTCCGACCTGCAGGCATTGCACGGTGATTTGGGGCCGACCATCGCTAAGTACACGCCATCCATGACCATCCGCGAAGAGAAGCGCAGGCTTGGTCTCGTCTAAAACAGGAGGACAGTCATGCAGTCGATGACCTACCGGCGAGGCGGAGGATCAAGCCGCGCCGTTTCGGCTGGGGCCGTTGATCTCATCGACCCGGCCGGTCTCATGGTCAAACGCATCGAGAGCCTGCGCACGCACGCGTGGGAGGTGGAGTTGGCCGCGCACGGCATTGACTCCGCCTCCCTCAACGCGTCAAGCGTCCAATTGGAGGCCACGTGCGCCGACCTCAACGTGCTGGACGTGGCGAGCGAACTGTTCGACGCGGACGTCAAGGCCGTGGCGTCATCCCGCAGCAAGGACGACGCCGGCCTGCTCACCGTGGACGGCTGGTCGCAGACCGCGCTCATCACCGGCATCGAACCATCCTATGATCCGCCCGGCCCCGCGAAGTACGCGCTCACGGTCGCATTGCTTGACGGCCTGTGGCACAAGCGTGACGACGTGCAGCATTTCTGGTCGGATGCGCTGCAACCGGGCCTCGACCTTGATTACCCGCACGATTACCCGCACGACTACCTGCCAACGGCACGAAACGCTTCGGTCGTGAACGATGCCGTCTCGCCGATGCCGTTCGAACTGGTGGTCTACGGGCCGGTCTCACAGCCAGCCATCATCATCGGCGGCAACCGGTACGAATTGCATATGGACATCCCCTCGGGCTCGTATGTGACCGTCAACAGCGTGGAGGGGCAACGCAGCATCGTCATGACCACCGAAAACGGCGACACCACGAACGTGTTCGACAAGGGCGAACGAGGCAGCGGCCTCAACGGCGGCACTTATATTTTCCAGCCGTTGCCGGCCGGAGAACACCAGGTGCAGTGGAACGGGTTCGGCTTTGACCTGACAGTGATCCAGGAGAGGAGCACGCCGTCATGGTGGACCTGATTATCACCGACTCCAATCACGTCGATGCCCGCTCCGCCGCCGACTACACTCTGGATTGCGCGTGGGGCAAGGAGGAAAACGATTTCGAACTTGTCGTGAGCGGCGCGTCCGCCATCGATGAGGGTGCCTATATCTACATCGACGGCAGCGAATGCGGTGGCGTGGTGGATGCGATGGAGGACCAGCTCGCTTCCGGTGTCAGCACCCTGACCTATTCGGGGAGGACGTGGCATGGCATTTTGGCGAATAAGATTCTTTCCCCCGACTCGGGTAAGGATTATCTGACGGTTTCCGGTTCCGCGTCCTCGGTCATCGGCTCGCTCATCAGTCGCGTCGGCCTTGACGGCGTGTTCGACGCGGTTGACTCGCCCACTGCCGGCGCGCAGACCATCAAAAGCTACCGGTTCGACCGCTACACGGACTGCTATACGGGTTTGCGGAAGATGTGCGCGGCCAACGGACTGAAACTCAGGCTCGCCTATACGTCCGGCCAGGTCAACATCTGGGCCGAACCGGTCGCGCATTACGGCGACTCGATTGACAGCGACCTCATCGATTTCGACGCGACCCGCACGTGGAGGAAGCCGAACCATCTCATCGGCCTGGGCAAGGGCGATTTGACGGCCCGCGTGGTCGTCCACTGGTATGCGGACGCGAAAGGCACCGTCAGTCAGACCCAGTCGCTCAGGGGTGTGGACGAGATAACGCAGGTCTACGACTACAGCAACGCAGAAACCGCCGAACTGAACCAGAAGACCCGTGAGAAACTACAGGATCTGCAATCCGAGGGTGACGTGAGGGTCACCGTCCGCGACGACGCGAACGTGGTGTTCGACGTTGGCGACACGGTCACCGCACGTGACAATCTCACGGGCATCACCGTCAACGCCTCGATCGTTAAGAAAATCGTCAAGGTCTCGGGCGGTGTGATGTCCGTCGACTATGAGGCCGAATAAACAGTAAGGAGCCGATTATGGCGCGTATCGATAATGCGACGGTCATGCAATGCGACCGTTGCGGCAGTAACAAATGGTACAAGGATCTGGACGACCCGGATATCAAGACGTGGTACAACACGATCCGACTGGACGCGGACGGCAAGGAGCACGGCTACCTGTTCTGCGCGAACTGCTGGCAGGAATACGCCAACCGGTTGAAGGACATCGACAACGGCTTCGATAGCTGGTACCAGAACGGAGGCAAACGGAATGGTTGAACTCGTAACCGGACATGCGGGCAAGGCGCACGCCACTGCGGAACAGGCCGCCGGGTTGAACGCCGGCATCCTCGGCTTGGATGATTACGTGCTTAATGTGCACGACAAGTTCAAGATTACGGTCGTTTCGGCGAACAAGGTGACTATCGGCACGGGCGAGCTGGTCATGCAGGGGCGTCACGTCAGCCAGGGCACGCCCGAGGACCTGATCGTCACCAACGGCTCACAGGGTCAGAAACGCAACGATCTGATCGTATGCCGGTACACGAAGGGCTCGCAGTCGGTTGAGAGCGCGAAACTGGTGGTGGTCAGGGGCACGCCAACCACGGGCACGCCCACCGACCCGGCGTTGAACACCACCAGCCCGTTGGACGGGGGCACCACCTACGACATGCCCCTCTACCGCATCCCGTTGGACGGTATCACCATCGGCACACCAGTGCCATTGTTCAACATTCTGAAGCCAATGGCGGACGTGTGGGATTCCCTAACCCCTGTCACGGGCCGGGTCAGGATGCCGTATTCCGACAGGTATATCACTCTGGTTCGTGTCGGCCGTATTGTCACCGCCTGCGCGTATATCACGCTGACAAGCAATTTCACTCAGACCGGCAACACATCCGTCAGCGAGACAATCCCGGAGGGTTTCAGACCGTCCGGCGATTCCCGCGCGGTCATGCGCGGCACCGACAACGGCGGCGCGACCAGTTTCTACCTTTACGGCACGCCGGAGGGGAAAATGGTGTTGAACGGCACCGGATATACCGGCCGATTCGTCGGTATATCCGGCTGTTGGATTACCGAGTAGCATTCCCTAACCCAGCGTTCTACGACGTGGCGAGTACCGTACAGCAGCAACAGCGTTTTGCTTACGCGCATCGGTGATATCTGTTTCATGGGTGGCAACGTGAAATTCAACAGTAGCGGGCAGAACAATTACACGAAGGCTCAGGAGAAGCTCCCCGAAGGGTATCGACCCGTCAGCGTCAATACGCCCGTGGCCGTTTTCGGTGGTGAAACGACATTCATCTGTTACGGCGAGGCCAATGGCACCGTCACGCTGCTCGGCAACCCGAACAGCGCGTATGCGGGATGCACCGGCGTATGGCGCACCACCGACCCCATGCCCGCGTAGTTTTCCCTAACCCCGGCGGAGTACGCGCCGTATATCCAGTGCGCCGGGCATACGGTAACGACCGGTGATGACGGCACGTTCTGGGTGGGCGTCAAGTCTCCGAACGGCAAGCCTCCGGACTATGCCTCGTACACGGTCGGCCCTTTCGGCACCGGGTTCAATGACGAGGACGGCATCATCGCCCACCTATGGGACGTGACCGCCACCGGAGTCCGGTTCCGCCTCTACACGACGCGCTATCAGCGGTGGTGCGGCAAGACCGCGATCTTCGGCAAATGGATCACCGTATGGCGCCGCTAGCTGAACGTGACACCGTCGGGGATTGGCAAGGTGCGAGGCGTGTGCATGCACCGGTCTCCGTTGGACAAGCCGCCGACGACCATGATGGTGCCGTTCGCGTTCCAAGTCGCTTGTTTCGCCCAATTGCCGACTGGCAAAGCCCACAGGCAGCCGAGAGACACCGCCTTGGACGGTTTCACTCCCGACGCGTATTGGAACACCGGGTAATCGTGGCTCAGGTTCACCGTGCTCTTGAACCCGCTCAAGTCCACGTGGAGCAGTCGATTACGCTCGTCCACGACGATCTGCATGCCGCCGCCGTAGGCGTCAGGCTGGAATGATTTCGTGTCCTGCCACTTGAATTTCGCGTACAGGAGCGGCTGGGTTAGGGAATCCCACACGTCCGCCATTGGCTTC